AAAAGATGGATCCGTGGGTTCGTCCCTTGACTGACATACTCAGAGAGTACTATCGTCAGCCCGACATACAGGCCATGATAGAAGAGCAAAAGATAGAGATTGCCCCGCTGGCTTTTATGAGGGGAAGAACTTTCAAGTCGGCTTATATCATAGCCGATGAGATGCAAAACGCAACTCCCAGTCAGTGCAAAATGCTAATGACCCGTATTGGCGAAGGCTCAAAAATTGTAATCACGGGCGACATAGAACAGGCGGATCGCAACCGCGGCAACAACGGGTTAATGGACCTATGCCAAAGATTGCTGGAAGGAGGTGTAAAGGGAATAGCTGTGTGTCATTTAGACAATCGAGACATACAGCGGCACAAGATCATTGATAGTGTGCTTAACCTTTATGCCGACTGACCTGTGATGACCTGGTAAATCTCTCTCCAGTTTTTTACCAGGTTTATATCAGGATGGTAGTGATGCATGTTGTGGCCGTGTTCTAGGAGCAGACATTTCAAACCTGCTCGATAACCGGCCTCAGCATTTTCAGGCTTGTCCTCTATCCAGTAACAACCGGTGCCTTCGTATTCTTCCAGGGCTTCGTCCTTGTGGGCTCCAGTGTCTAGACACACGATCCTTTCGAACGCAGTGGGTCCAAACAGTTTGTGTATGTTCATCTCACGCAGTTTTTGTGCATTGGGGTCCAGGCTGAGACTGGTGATGGCATGGAACCTGTAGCCAAATTCTTCGTGCAGGCGTTTGATGTAGTACATGGCATCACGCTGGGCCGGTAGGAAGCCAATTGCGGCACTTTCATTGAACACCTTGATCAACTTACGGATCTGATCTTTGCTGACACCATAGCGTAGGCTCATGTCATACTGTAGTTTGCTGCCGGGCACTTCTTCAAAGCCGTGTTCCTGCATCCATACATTGAATGCCCATTCCCAATCCAAACACACGCCATCACAGTCCGTGAGTATCAGGCGATCCAGATTTTTCCATTTTTTCATAACTTTATTATACTACCAATGTTTTTTTAGGTCAACCGTGTGCTGGACAGTTATATTGGCATCCAGGATTTTGATCAAGATCTTGGTAAAATTCCACCACCGTTGTCGATGTCAATATTTGACTCAGCGTAGTTTGGGTTATGTCATAGTGTGATTTGTGTTTTCCAAACTGGGTTTTGTAGTAAAATCTATGATCGGCCAAGTAACAACAGGAACTGTAGTGACCGGTGGCCGTGATAAAATGTTGGTTGCCATGCCGGCATTTTGGATCCAGTGCAGAAACTGTATTTTGTTGTTTCCAACGTTGCATGGAATCATATCTTGATCCAACCATGTCTACCAGATCTGGAACCAAATCTTCGGTGTGTTCGTCGTAACGATCGCTGGGATCCACGATGAATCGATCCAGGCCCAGAGTTTCTGACAGAGATCGAGCGTGATCAATGCTGTCTTGATTGAATTTGAAGGGTATGTACTTCCATGCTGTACGGCAGGCACCGGATACCGCGGTCTTTATGCCAACTTGTATGCTGTCCCAATCAGCGTTTTTCCTGTAATTTGTAAAATTTTCTGGCGTTCCATCAATGCTGAAATAGATTGTGTCCTGCGTATCCAACAGATTGGTCAGGCTTTTCCACCAGTCCAGCTGACGGTAACTGCCATTGGTCACAATAGATATACAGGCACCTGTGCGTTTTAATTTTTCAACAAATACAACAAATTCTGGATGATAAATTGGATCTCCATAATTGCCACTTAGTAGGATCTGTTTATTGGTTAGATCAATGTCTAAAAATGTCAGCAGTTGATCAATGTCAAGACTGTGATTTTTCCAATGCTGAGGCCATTGATCAATAAATCTGGTCCGAGCACATCCAGCACATTTGAGAGTACAAATGTTGGTTGGCTCAATGTGAAACCCTTGTAGAGAATCCATCATGTGTCAGAAGCAAGCACATGACCATTTTCTTGAAACAGGCGTTCTATGGTTGCGGCATAGTGCTTGTAATAGTAACTGACTATGGTGTCCCAGTCCTTGGTAGCTGTGAGTCCGGCCACACTGCACAACAATACCCGTTGGTCTTTGAAATCCAGGATTACGTTGCAAGTTTGCCAGTCACGTTTGCGTAGTTTTTGGGTCACGGTTGTTACTTCATCAATCTTGCCCGAGGGTTTGGTGTAATAAGTCAATAACAGATATCTCATAATATGCCTTTTTCATGCTCACTACAATCTATGAATACAACTTTCATCTTAGCTGACATAGTTCAGCCAAGGTTGCACTAAGATTTATTTCTTGATCAGCCACACTGGTCATGTTGACATAGCCATTGCGTATGATAACAATGGCTTGGTCTTGCTTCTCCACATCAGCAGCCCAGATATCTAGATTATCATACATCCAACGGAATATGTCTTCGGCTTCTTCCGGTGTGCTACTCTGACACAACAAGGTCCTGGCTTCGCGTGTTCGACCCGACTTGAACAATTGCACACAGTCCAGTTTCCAATCTCCAACGCTTCGGTCGGTTTCTCGGGGAGCAATCAATCGACCCGTGGTGCTGTTTTGCTGTGTGAGATTCAAGCATTTGCGTAGATCAGGATAGGTGGCCTTGACATAAGTGTCCAGGGTGTCAATATCAAATTCAATGCTTTCTGTGACCAAGACTGTGGCCACTCGGGCTGTGAACTCTGTGTGATCAGTCTTGGGAATATGCAGTTCCTGGCAACGACTGCGTATGGGCGGAATGATCTTGTTGGGATAGTTGCAGGTCAGGACAAATCGCACACTGTGGCTGTACTCTTCCATGAGGTTACGCATGGCTGGCTGTACTGAATCTTTGTTCATATAGTCAGCTTCGTCGATCAACACTATCTTCATGGTGCCAAACGGCATGGTCTGACAGAAACTGATCAGTTTGTCTACCCACTCAATTTTTCTGGCTTCTTTTGATCCATTGGCATACATGACATCATATTCATCTATGCCCAGCTCATTGATCAGCATCTTGGCCAGGGTTGTTTTGCCTGTGCCAGGGCCTCCGCTGAACAACAAGTGTGGAATACTTTTGTTCGTGATCCAGCTGGTGACCTGGTCACGCTGTTCTTGATCTACAAACACATAGCCATCTACTGTGTTTGGTCTATACTTTTCTACCCAGAGTTGATTCATTTAGATCTCTTAAAAAAATTACGGATTACTGCTTGACTAATCATGGGTTCACGATGTGGACAACGACCTTGTCGCCACTCGCATTCGGATGTGGGCACCTTGAAGCAGATGCTACATTTGGCCAGCTTTACTGCTTTAACACTTCGATTAGTCGTTGTTGTTCCCATTTTTCTTCCCCAGTAAAAGTTGGCAACTTGGCATATTCGTCTTGTAGCCAACATTTTAACAGATAAAGTTCGTGTTTGCAATGGGAACTGGTGAAACCGTCATTGTAAGGACTGCCAATCTCGGTCATAGATATACGTATGGAATGATAGGCCATGTCAAGATTGGGTTTTTTAAAACCCATGCTCAATCATGCAACATATGATCGGGTTTCTTTTCCACATGTATGGCTGTACTGAATGTTTGATCGTTTGGCATCTCTTCTGAATCTGAAACCAACAAGATGTCTTTGGGATCGATTTTGCGTATTGTACGTTTGCCAGATTCGTCTTCGATGTCCAGGCCACGGGTCCAACGCCCGTGATCCACGCAGATCCATTGGCCCACTGTGACATCATGTTGATCTGGCCCTACAGCATACACACGACCCCACCTGGGACGTATGCCAGTGCTTTTTCCATTGTCATTGAGCAGGATCAGTCCGCCTGTGCTAAGCCTGACATCAAAGCTCATGTCGGTAACAATCACATCTTTTTTGATAGCACGGATCTGGTGCTTTTTTAACTGGTGAGGCGAGTAGGCCGGTCTGGTCATGATTTTTTACCGTCCTTGTCCATGGCCGTGTCCAACACTGTTTCCACGACTTCTTGAACCCGGGGTGCTCGAGCAGCCTTGGCTGCACGAGTGCTGGTGTGCAAAGGACGGTCTTGCACGTTGGTGCTAGTTTGTCGATTGTATTGACGTTGTACCTGTCGATTTTTTTGGTCAATCACTCGATCGGCACTGTCCAACACATCACCGCGTGCATTTACACCCATGTTGCCCACAGCTCGCACATGTTCGTTTTGCAACATTAAACTGCCCATGTCCACGGTTTTGCCCATGGCTGATTTGTAGATTTTTTTACTCATATGATTCCTTTATGATGTAGGTGTATTTAACGCAGGAATTCCTGGGGGTCTAAATCATAATATATGCTGTCAATCCTATGCACACCCAATTTATACAACACATAACTGGCCACACTACTGCCGCGACCCACTCCCCAAATTATTTTGTTTTCGATCATGACATCTACTAGATACTTTAGATATTTTAGCAAGTTAAACAGGTCACGTTCTTGATACAACAATAATTCTGCACCACAGCGTTGTAATTCTGTTTCGGTTGTACACAAGCCTAAAATATAAGCGGCAATATCTAACTGTTTGTATTCGCTGGGCATGTGCCAATTTGCCTGTTGTGCTACGTGAAATTCTGGCACTGGTGTTTCTGCGTTGTAGGGAAATGTCCAGGTCAACAACGACTCCGGACGCTCAACGTGCTTGACTAATTCTTCAAGATTTATTGAAGGATCAATCACAACATCTGTTAACGAATCAATGTCTCGACCCTGCATGAGCAAATCGCATATGTCGTTTTCCGAAAACACTAATTCGCTAAATTTATTTTGTATCATCTGGTTTCTTGAAGTCAGCAAAAACTACAATGTTACCAGGCTCTTCACTGACAGCATCATCCTCCCAGGCCAGTTCTAGATCTCGCCAGGGACTGATTTGATGTATAGTTAGTACTTTTTCAGAATCGTTGATTGCAAATTCGTTATGAGTTAGATCTGGGGCGGTCCACCACTCAGGTTGTACGTATCCTACAGTGTTTTCGTCTTCACTGTGAAGATAAGTCATGTATTCGCCTACAGCACTGGATATCTCGGTTTCAAACACAACCATGCGATTTTCCATTACTGCGTTTAATTTATGGTAAAGCATGATGCCAATTAATTGATCAACTGGCTCACCGGGCATGGTTGTGATGTCTAATCCTGCTTGTGTAAATCGATTGCATTGGTCTGTTTCATCAACATTGATAAAAATAGTACTTTCCATGCAGGCGTAGATAAAATATTTAAGTCGCTCAAATGCTGTGGTCTGATCGTTGGAATCTTCGCTGACAGTGGCCATTAACACCCTTAGGGTATAATTGTTCATGTAAAAACTGCCATTGTGATAAATGCCAGCGGTAAACGGTAATTCGTATCGTAATCGTACGTTCATGAAATATCAATCACGTCATCAAACGGCGTACCAGAATCCTTGCGTGTTTTTTCATTGTATTGATTTTGATAACTTTCCAAGGCCATGCGTATTTGGTCACACATGTGACCGTTGCCACTTCTAGCGGCTATGGCTAATTTTTTATGTAGTTCTGAAATTTTGTCCAAAAGTTCTTGATTCGAAAACTCATTCAGATTTTTTATCAACGGATGTTCCATGTGTTAATTTTACAACAATCAACGCATGAAGTCAATGACTTTGGTTAGGCAAATGTCACGCCGTTGTTGCCGATACAGAACCATTTGTTATTGACATATTGCAGGGTGCAGGCCTGCCCAATAGCAGAAAAGGTCATAGTTCCAGTGCCCGAAGTCTTCCATCCAGCATTGGTCACAGTGATGACCATGTCGCCACCATCTGCAAACATGGCAAACACTTTGATCTGTCCGGCTACGCCGGTTGCCAAGGTAGCTGTTTCTGCAGCAACGGTAGTAAAGTAGCTGGTAGTGAATGCCAAACTGGCTGCTGTAGCAGTGGCCAAATCTTCACTGGTGGCATTGAACGGTTGGATACGCTTGTTGGTCTCATTGACTGTAATAGTGGCGCCGCCATTGCTGGTGATAAACTCAAAGCCATAAGTGCCCGTGGCCGCAAAAGAAATCACGTTGGCAGCAAGGCCTTGAATACCAGTATTGTTGACCGATACTGCGGCCGGCAAAGTCAGGGTGTGTGCTGTGCTTGAGACTGTGACTTGAACAGCCACAGTGCCGGCTACGCCAGCAGCTGGAAAGTTTGAGAATGCCAGACTGATAGAGCCATTGGTAGACACAGTTTGATAACTGCCAGCGGCGTAGTTGACGGCGACAGTGCCACTGAGTGTGCCAAGATTTACAAGAGTTTCACTCATGTCTTGCAACTGAGCATTGCTCAGGATTGACCCATTCATGTTGTTGTCTAGTATGGTGCCAGTCAGGGCTGTTTTAAAAATAGCTTTGTTTTGCAGTTCTGTTATTTCTTCGGCTGCAAATTCAAAGTTGGTTTTGGTGTTGGTGAAATTGTCACGAAAACCTTGTGAATTGTTGTCCTGTCCGGCAATTGGGTATGTGCCGTCAATGTTGTTGGGGTTAATTGCGCTGGTCATAATTTATCCTGGTTTACTGATGTTATTTATCACGAAATATCAGCTGGCTAACATTGTTGCTAGGCAAAAGTTATTGTGAGCCCGGTGCCGCTAATAGTCAGTCCACTACCACTTAGGCCCTCTATTGGCTCTGGAAAAGCAAACCCATTGTATGCCACTTTTCTTGTGCCACCCATTAGGCTGTTTAGATCAGACCAATCCGCGCTGGTAGCAGTGGCCGGGTCGGGTCCTTGATAAAAGGTCGTATTGGATTGCTCGGTCAAGCCCTGCAACCAAGTTCTGACATCAGCCCATCCCCAACTTCTATTGTATTCTAGTACTGTGGCTATGAGTCCGGTGGCCACTGGGCAGGCAGCACTGGTTCCACTGAATCCGCAATCAAATGAAGTAATTGCTCCGGCGTATGTGTCGTATCTTGCATATTCTGGACTGTAACTTTGATTTGACGTCAGGGTACCATCAGCTGGCAAATATGCATCAATCTGATCACCCATGTCACTGTAGTTGACTTTGCGTTCTAATCCGCCGCCTGTGAAAGTGTCATCCAACGCACCAATGTTGATGGCTGGATAAACAATGTTGCCACCACCGTCGGTGTATTTGCCCAGTTGTTGTGGAAATCCTCTACGATTGATGGTGTTGTAACAGGTAGATCCAAATTCACTGTGTGTGGCACTGGCCAGGGGAGTGGCCGCCGAACTGGACCAGTAATTGTTGAAATTTGCATTGGAAGAACTGACCTGTTGTTGGTTGCTGTTGCCTGCGGCCACTACAAAAATCACGCCGCTGGCGATGAGTTCATCGCCAGCTGTGGTCAGGTTGTTGGGCACCATTTCGCCTTTGGCTCGATTACCATCTCCAGCCGAACCCAGGTATGCCATGAACGCGGGTTTGGTTCCAGAATAGGCGACTCCGCCGCTGCCGGACGTTCCTTGTCGGAAATAATAATAACCTGTGCTGGTAATAGTGGTTCTGAATCCCCAACTGTTGGAGCTGATGGTAGGATCTCGAGTGCCGTACAAGGGATTGACGGGTTTGTTCTCATGAAATATTTTGACCACATCAAAGTAAAGATCCACGTTGAGTCCAAATCCATAGGAGCCGTAGGCATCAATCACCCACTTGTTGGCATTGTAGGCCCAGCCATAAGTTCTGCCATAGGTCAGGCCCGAGCAGGCTGTGCCGTGCTGACCTTCTGCGCCCGGTGTCTCTGCTGTGTTTGTTCCGTTGCAGTTGGCCCTGGTGTAGGTGCCAGGAATGGTCACGGTGCCGGCTCCAGCAAATTCGGCTGATCTCTGGGCGGAATTTGACCACCATGTGCGTGCTATGGATTCCACCGGCACAGTGGTACCATCCCAACGAGTGGTCAATCTAGTGGCTGGATCAGCGTTGAACCATGCAGGATCTATGTAGTAAGGACCTTCCAAGACCACGTCAAGCAGGTCACAGGTACCGTTGCCGGGCAATAGATTACCGCCAACATAGCCTGCAGGTAATTCAACACCACCGGTGGGATTGTTTTGAAATTCCACGTGTCCAAACCAGCATCCTTCGTCACCCACTATCACATCTATGTTGCGACCACCGGTGTTGTAGCCAATGGGTATGGCACTGTTGATTACTGTGCTGGTGCTTTGCCCAAACCAAGGATTGCTGTACTGGGCAGTGCGCAACAATTGATATCCGGCTCGATTGGCATCGGTGGAGTTGGGTGTGGCTGGCAATAGCCCTGAAAAATTACTGTAGTTTTTTACTGTTGAAGTGTATCTGGTATTGGAGTGTAGTTCATCGGGCCTGGGAGGATATAGGTCTGGATATTGAGATTTATCCAGATCCACAAACTTGACGTCAGGACAGGCGCTGACCAGAAGTGCTTCTTCGTCAGTCAGCAGATACACCGCTCGTGTGGGACTGTGTTCTTTTAGATCAGTACATTCAACAGATCTAGCAGGAATGTTATCATCCAAGGTGCCATCTTGTGTGAGAGCCTCATGCACATGGTCCCAGACTTGCGGCTCAGTGACTCCAACTACATAATATCGTTTTTCACTCATGAATGTTATTTAAATTAAATTACCCCAGGCCCCTGCCTCATACCCCTGGAATTTGTTTACTGTAGAGTTATAAACCATAGATCCATTGATTGCAGTCAAGTTCGCAATCTGGCCTGATGTCAAACTTGGCAATCTAAATAACCCACCACCGGTTACCTCTACAAATGTAGGTGATGATACCACTAAATTTCCAGTGGAAAAAATAGTAGGGGTGCCTGCTCCACTACCAACAAGATTGCCAACAAGATTGCCGGCAGTGACATTGCCAGATGTACTCAAACTAGTCAAAGTACCAACCGAGGTCAAACTACTAGTTGTAACGTTGGAACTCAAGGTGTTTCCAGTCAACAAGGCTGCGTCACTGCTGCCTGCTCCAGTGGCACCCGTTGGTCCAGTGGCTCCTGTACCGCTGGGACCTTGTGGTCCTTGTGGTCCTGTGGCGCCAGCACTGCCGGCTCCAGTGGCACCCGTTGGTCCAGTGGCTCCTGTACCGCTGGGACCTTGTGGTCCTTGTGGTCCTGTGGCGCCAGCACTGCCGGCTCCGCCGCTGATACCAGTTAACAATGCACCATTGCCCAAGATATAACTGCCAGTGATATTGCCCACCACTGACAATGCAGTCAAGGTGCCCAGTGTGGTTATATTTGCTTGCACATTGTCGGTCACAGTTTCGGCTGCGACTGCCAGAGTTGCTGTGGTGGCTGTGCCTGCAGCTGTGGCATAAGCAGGCACTGCATTGGCCAAGGTAGAAAAATTGGCATCTAGCTCGGCTAAAGGTATATTGCCAGTTTGGTTTGCAAAGGTATATGGAACCGCGGTCATTTATTATCCTAAAATTGTTCGTTTGGGAAACACAAGATATTTATCGTATGCTTGGCTGTTGCTGTACATGTCCACTGGAACAATAAACTGCATGCTGCCACCATCAAAGGTAGTGGGCGTGCTAGACAAAATATTATACCATTCAACATTCAGATTTAAATTGTTTTGCCAGTTGACCAAATTTAAAAAACTGTTGGTCCAAGCACTGATCACATTGCTTGTTATATCAAATGTGGTGTCTGTAGGCGGTGTTGGGTCCCACTCTTGTGTGGCTGTATCCCAGTGTAGGGTCAACAAGGAATCTAGTTCGTAGCGATCTACCTTGAAATCAACCAGATTCAGTTGATCGCCAAAACGTGTGCGTATGTTGTAGGCGATCTGTTCGCCCCTACCGGGTTTGGCATAGGCTATGACCCAGGCCGGTGTGAATCCCAGTACTCGTCCATTGGCCTGTTTGCTCAGCATCCACAGTGGCAACACATTGCCCACCTGGCCCACAGTGTCTATGACTTGATCACGCATGTTGATCAAGCTGTTGGGATATACTACAGAAATTTCTGTGCTGTCGTTTTCATTGATAGGAAATGCCAGATTAACTTGTTTGCTGACACTTTGTCCAGCATCGTTCAAAAGGTTGTCCTTGACATTGCTGTAAACCACTTCATAGATCACTTCACCTGCGGCATTTCTTGCCTGGGCCACTTGTATGTTGCCCAAGACCAAGTTTTTCCAGTAGTGATTTAGATACAGGCTGTTGTAGTAATCCGCCAAGGTGGCCGGAGTAAGTCCAAATGCATGCATGTATATTACCCGGCGGGCCACTCCAAAATTCAAATCGGTGGGTCGATAGATCAAATCTGGCGGAAACACATCGCTGCTTTGCAACAAGGAATTCAGCAAGGCACGATCATCTTCGGGCGGCATGGCCTGTACATATAGATTGTTGTAAGGAATTTGATACTCACGTATCACAGTGATACTAAATGTTTTGGTAACATTTACCACACCATTCAAACTGGTAGCTTGGACCACAAAACTAAACACCAGGTCAAACGTGGTAGGATGGCTAAGACCATTTTGTGGAGTCACATCAAAAGTGGTAGTTCCATTGTCCAGAGTAAAGGTATTAAAACTACAACGTCCGGCTATATCTCCCGAAGGCAAAAGTTGTAGACCCTGTGGTAGGCTGCTGGCACTGCCACTGAGCAATTGATATTGTAGGGCAAGTCCGCCACGATTTACGGCTTCTACATACAAGGTACTGGTAGCACCATTGACTATGGTACCCAAGTTGCTGGGTGTCAACCAGCGTATTTCTCCATTGATATCTCCGGTCACAGTCAACGAATATGAATAGGGTTCGCTGATGTAGATAGGATCATCCAGCTTGTACACTTCAATCTGGAATTCATAAACAATTTCGGTCAGGCCTAGGTCGGGAATATATCCATACAACCATCCAGATTCCGGATCCAGGGTCAGGCCAGGAACTTCGTCGCTGCTGAGAACCAAAATATAACCAATTGGATCTCCGTCGAGATCTATGCCGTCGAACTGGAAAGCAAAGAAGTTGTTGTTTTGCACAGTGCCAATGCTGCCTTGTGGTGTGAGCAGGATTGGTGTACGCACAGGAGTCACATCTGCTGTGACAAAGGTGTTGTCACTGGTCAGATTGGTATTGTCTGCAGTCATGCTGTTGCGATTGTAAACCACAATGTTGAATGTGCGTAAGTCGCTGTTGGTCCCGTCAGTGATTTCCAAAACAAATTCATAAGTGGTGGTAACTGTGGCATTTGACGAAGTGTTGGGCGCTATAAATCCAGAGATCAGACCAGAAGTGGTCAAGGTCAATCCAGGAGGTAGTTGTCCAGAGATCAGGCGTATCACAATGATTTCATCTGGATCTTCATCGGTATAGGTGATCTGCAGATCCAGAATCTGGCTGCCATCAAAGTAAGTGGCAACAGTACCAGCTGGAGTTGTAAATTTAGGTGCGTCGGGTCCCGTGACTGTGAGGGTAAAAGTACGATCAGCCAGGCGATTGACCACTTGTTGACCATTAACAGTTATTTTGGTATAAGCTCGCACTGCAAATTTACTGGTCACATCGCGATTGACTTCTTCTGGCACACCCTGCACATTGGCAATGGCACCGGGAACTCCAGCAATTAGTCCGGTGGCTTCACACTGTATACCCGGTGGCAAGCTACCGGCTATGAGTTCGTAGTAAACAGTTTCGCCCAGTGGAGCGACCTGGAGAGGAATTTGATAGAACAAGCCTTCGGCTATGGTTCCGAGACTGCCGGGCGGAGTTATCCAAACTGGCTGTGCCATGATCAATTACCAAGTTGCAATAGGACTACGATACCAAATTTCAGTTGATCCATCATATTCAGCAATGCAGATGTAAAAGTAACTGGTGTCATAGGCATACATGCCGGCTTCGTCACCAATTTCTCCCACAGTTGACAGAGGTGGACTGATCTGTACTCGGCTATAAAGTTGACTAAAATTGTTATTACACTTGATAAAAGCAGTACGAATAGGGTCGCCGGCTCCGTCATTGGGAGTAGCGCCTACAGTGATAATTTGTTGAGCCATAGATTAAGTTCCTCTGCTGGTATTTAGCAGATTTACTAGTCTATGTTAAACAGGAATTAGGTAGGACTAAAGCTGGATCCGCATCCGCAGGTGGTCACTGCTGTGGGATTTTTGATGGTAAAACTGGAGCCGT